GAATTGAAAAATATCCTATCAATTTCTCATGATGATTTAATTACCAAATCAAATGAATTATCGGAATCAATTCTAAGTAAAGTAGATTCTTTATTAATTGAGTCGAGTGATAATGAATTAAAGATTAAATTAGATAATGTAAAAAAAGAGGTGAGTGGAATGTCACCATCAAAATACAACTACTACAGATTAACAGAATTAAAAAATGGTCTTAACTAAGACCATTTTTCATTTGTTGTACATACTTCGCTTTTAACATCTGTTTCCTTCTAACTACAGATGGTTTGACAAATTGTTGTCTAGCCCTTAATTTTTGAACTTGTTTTGTTTTTTGAACTTTACTTTTATAAGTTCTCAAAGCACTTTCAAGATTCCTTTCTTTTGATATATCAATTATAATCATAGTATATAAGTATATTACAAATATATAAAAAATATTTTTGTTTTTTAAGTATTTTTTTGTTATATTTTAAATAACACCATAATAAAAATATATAACATGAAAAATTGATGAAAATTGGTAAGTACATCCCTTTGGGGACGTACAACAACGTAAAAATCGGATATGGGACCGTGGATTTTAAAAATCTAAAAACCATTTATTTAAAACTAAACTCGTGGATACAACCACAAAACGAAACTGACGATTTTGATTTTACAATTAATAAATCAAGAAGAAGGTTAAAACAAATTGTAAGTGGACTTAAAGATCCATTATTTAAAGAACAATCTATTGTTGATTTAGATATAAGAACTAAGGGAATACAATTGGAAAAAAGGTCTTTTATGAATTTAGAAATAACATTATATGTTAACAAACAATTCGATATCAAAACTAAAGACATTAAAAATTCAATAAAAAATATATTAGAAAGTATAATTGACGAGGGTTTAAACGATAAAAAACTCTTTAATTTTAACAAATCTAAAAAATAACTTACTTATCGATGTATTTATAGGAGAATAAATCCATAAATGAAGATATTAGGACCAAACGAGACGGGAAAAGGAATTTTAATCGAATATGACGCTGGTCATGTTTCCCCTGACGACAACAAAAAAGTTATTTCAGAAATGAAGAATCTTGATTTCTCAGAAGACTTGATTCTTTTTGCTGTTTTACAAAAATACGATACCCCAAATAAGAACGGTAGAATCTATCCTGAGTCAATTTTAAAAAGAGAAGATCAAAAATACCAACAACTTATTAAAAAAGGTGGTGCGTTAAATGAATTAAATCACCCATCATCGTCCCTTATCGATTTAGACCGAGTTTCACACTCTATTCTCGAAACTTGGTGGGATGGTAGAATGTTAATGGGAAAAATCAAATTATTTACATCTCCAGGTTGGAGAAAAATGGGTATTGTATCAACTAAGGGGGATCAAGCCGCAATGTTAATCATGAATGGTGCAACATTGGGTATATCATCTCGTGGAGTTGGTTCACTCAAAAATGTTAAAGGTCAAAATATAGTTCAAGATGATTTTGAATTGGTATGTTTTGATTTAGTATCATCTCCATCTACACCCGGTGCTTACGTTTTTCACGACCCATCAGAAAGAGATCAGTTCCAAGAAGAGGTTCAAGAAAAACCTATGTTGGATGATAGAATGAAAAAATTAATGGGGGGATTGGATAAATTTTTATCCAAATAGTCAATTTTATTAGTCTGTTTATATCGGAAAAAAGAATTTTTCAATATTTCATACTATTTATAAGATAATAAAACAACAATTTTCACAATGAGCGAAAAATCAATTTTAGAACAAGCATTACTTCAAGTACAAACTCTTGAAGAAGCGGTTAAGCAAAATGCAAAAGGTATACTTGCTTCAACAATGAAGGAAGAACTAAGCGACTTGCTTAAAGAATCATTGGAAGAAGAGGAAGAAGTTGCAAAAGACTCAATGGACGAGCAACCAACTCCTGACGAAGAGGAAGACGATATGTCAGACGATGACGCAGAGGCAGATGATGCTGAAGCTGATGACGCTGAAAATGACACAAACCTCGATAACGAAGACCCAACAAAAGGAATCGATGATATGGATTCTGATAGTGAATCTGATGATACCGATACATCTATGGATGATTTTGGTACAGACGATTTAGATTCAGATGAAGAAGAATCTGACGACGACGTTATGGATATGACAGGAGCATCTGATGAAGAAGTTCTTAAAGTATTCAAAGCTATGAAACCAGAAGATGGTATTGTAGTTAAAAAAGACGGCAACAACGTAACTTTTGATACTGGAGAAGACGAATTCATTATTAAACTTGATGGAGACGATGATGATTCATCCGATGATGATTTTGGCGGTATGGATTCAGGAATGGATTCTGACGTTGATTCAGAAATGGAAGAAGAATCATTATATGAAATCGAATTAGACGAATCTGCTCTTAAAGGTTTATCAAAACCTAAGAAGGTTGAAGCTAAAGAATCTGCTCTTAAAGGATTATCAAAACCTAAGAAAGTAGAACCTAAGGAGTCAGCACTCGCTGGTTTATCAAAACCTAAAAAAGTTGAACCTAAAGAAGAAGCTTTAGCTGGTCTAAAGAATCCTAAGAAGGTTGAAGCTAAAGAAGAAACAGAAGAAGTAGAAACTGAAGTTGATGAGGCAGCAAGAACATTCGGTAAAGATGTTAGAAAACCTGCAAATCAAGGTAAAAAATATAAAGCTGGTCGTCATGAAATGAACGAAGAAGTTGAAAACTTGAAAAAGCAAAATGCTGAGTACAAGAAGGCTTTAGTTCTTTTTAAAGATAAGCTTAATGAAGTAGCCGTGTTTAATGCAAATTTAGCATATGCAACTCGTTTATTCACTGAACATTCAACAACAAAAAGGGAAAAATTAACCATCCTTAAGAGATTTGATGGTATTTCAACTTTGAGTGAGGCTAAAAATTTATTCTCACAAATAAAAACTGAATTAGGAACTAAAACTAATGTTACTGAGTCAGTTGTAGAAAAAATCTCAAACGCACCATCAACATCATCTTCTCAAGAGGTTTTAGCTGAGTCAAAAGCTTACGAAAATCCTCAATTTAAGAGAATGAAAGATTTGATGAGCAAAATAAAATAATAAAAAAAACAAAAATACAATTTTAAAATGGGAGCATTATTAGAATCAGGTATGGTAGGAAACATTGGTCTTAAGCACTTACGTGTGATCAAAGAAGATACCATCAAAAAATGGGACGAACTAGGATTCTTAGAAGGTCTAGAAGGTCACCAAAAAGATAACATCGCACAATTATATGAAAACCAAGCATCATATTTAATCAACGAAGCAGCAGTAGCTGATGCGTCTGGTTCATTTGAGACAGTAGTTTTCCCTATTATTCGTCGTGTGTTCTCTAAATTATTAGCTAACGACATCGTGTCTGTACAAGCTATGAACTTACCAATTGGTAAATTATTCTTCTTTATTCCTAAAATTCAGGAATTAGATGGTAATGGTCACTATAGTCCATATTCTGGACCAAATGGTGTAACAGGAAATAACAGTGCATCTGCAGGTTATCCAGCAGGTAAAAGAAGTCTTTATGATCGTTTCTACGAGAATAGTGACAACTTAGACCAAGGTCTTTTTGATTATTCAAAAGGTGCTTTTTCTAGTGAGTCATTATCTGTAAGTGGTTTCACCGCTTTTAATGCTGGTGTTGTTACTATTGACGCTACTGCAATTGCAACTGGTGTAAGTAAATCAAGTGTTATCTTAGCGGTATCAGGATTTACTAACGCTGGAGCTGGTAAATTATCAGGACCTAATGGTCATGAAATGGATTCAGAAGAATTCTTAGCTTCATTAGAAGTTAGAACAACTGATACAAATTTACGTTCATTCTTAGGAATTACAACTGCACCACTTCCAATTAACATCGTTACAAACAAATACGGTAAAGGTATTGTTGAGTATGGTGCAAAAACTGCTGGAAACACTGGTAATTTCAATGATATTTGTGATAAAGATGGTATCATCTATATCCAAGTTGATTTACAAAAATACAGTGCAACTGCTGGTTTTACTGATTATGTTGTAAGTGGTTCAACATTAACAATAGGTGAATTTGCGGTAACATATCGTAAGTATGATTCTTTAGAATTCGAAGATCAAATTGGTGAAGTTTCTTTTGATTTAGAATCTGTAACAGTTTCTGTAACTGAAAGAAAATTAAGAGCTAGCTGGTCTCCTGAATTGGCTCAAGACGTTAGTGCATTCCACAACATCGATGCTGAAGCTGAATTAACAGCTTTATTATC